CAGGCACATCTTCGTCAGGTTCTAAAACCTTCAGGGCCGAGTGCCAAGTGTCCAGAATTCGCCACGTTCCTAACTCGTCTTGGTTAGCCGCATACTGCTCCCCACGTTCTCGTAACATGTTACCTATAGCCATACTTCACTCCTTAAAACTAATCTACTCTTATTATACTACTAATCTATAATTTTATGCAATGTGGCATTTAGACCAACCGCAAGATTTACATGTCACGCAACCGCTCTCTTCGATTAGGTAAGCGTTTTCGCAACATACTTCATTGTCTATTTCAGAGAGGACATCTTCAAACCCTTCAAGAACAGTTTGTGATTCCGCCCCGGCTTTTACCAGAACCTCTTTCTCTCTACTACCGGTTCTGTAGACGGTTATGCCTTTACAACCCTCTTCCCACGCAAGCATGTATGCTGTATAAACATCTTCAATACTAGCACTGTTTGAGAAGTTAATGGTTTTAGATATCCCTGAGTCGCAATGTTCTTGGAATGCAGCTTGCATAAGTACATGCGCTTCTGGAGTAATATCCCCTGCTGTCACATAAACTTCTTTCACCCACTGTGGGACGTCGGTTCGGGATTTAAGAGACCCGCCATTAGAAATGTAATCCATTAAATCTTCAGAGTAAAATTCGTAAGTCTTAGCGTCCTGCTCAAAATATTTATTGGTGTAGTATACAGTTTCTCCCTCTAAGATGTTCATCTTTTTCCACGCTAACGCAAAGGTTGGCTCTATCCCGCTAGATGTGTCAGCTAGCATAGAAATCGTACCTGTGGGAGCTACTGTAAGGCGGCAAGCGTTCCTGAGTTTTGTGTCCGTCGCTACATACTCACTTTCAGCCCAAGCGGGGAAAACTCCTCTGGAGGTGCCTAGCCGTAAAGATTCATGGTCTGCAATATCTCGTACAAACCCCATTAGGTAATTACCGATCAAGCGCCCTAATTCAGTATCGTAGCCTGTACGTAGCTGAATAAGTAGATCAGCGAAACCCATAACCCCTAAGCCTATTTTACGTGTAGCTTTAGTCATGGCTTCTATTTCTGGGGTTGCGTAGTGATTGGCGTCAATAACATTATCTAAAAACCTAGTGGCTAGACGTATGGTTTTATCTAAGTTATGCCAATCTATGTTAGATTTCCAGTCTAGTGACGGTTCCGATGAGCTTGAAAACTTAGTAGGTATGAAAAAGTTAGCTAAATTTATTGACCCTAGATTACAGGACTCATTCCCAAGTAGAGGTTGCTCTCCACAGGGGTTAGTAGCAATCATGCGACCGAACTGGCTCTCCACTTTATTATCCTTATTAATGGCATCTAGGAAGACCATGCCGGGCTCACCATTTCTCCATGCACCGTACACCATCTTGTTGAACACCTCCCTTGCATCCAAATCGTCAACCACTTCATTGTTGCGTGGATTGATGAGGGAGTAACGTGTTCCAGCTTTTACAGCTTTCATGAAATCGTCGGTAACACCTACAGAAATGTTAAAGTTATGGATATCCCCTTCCACAGCTTTACAGTCTATGAATTCTAAGATGTTAGGATGGTGCACATCCATTATAGCCATGTTAGCCCCGTCTCTTTTGCCACCCTGAGTAATCATGGAGGACACACGGGAAAGTGTCTTTAGCACCTCTATAGGCCCACATGAAATTCCGTGGGTGCTTTTGATACGGTCCCCTTTAGGGCGTAATTTCGATAGAGCAAAACCGGTCCCACCGCCGAACTTTTGAACCATTGCGGCGTCGTGCGCCGCTTTCATAATCCCCTCCATACTATCTTCAAGAGGAATTACAAAACATGCGGACAAGGTGCCTTGCTCGGTACCAGCATTCATAAGGGTGGGGGAGTTAGGCACAAAGTCTAATGCAGACATCATGGCGTGGAAGTCATTAGCTGACAGTTCTGTTTCTACTGGGAGTTTCCCATAGAGTGTTTCTATACTGCTCACTGCATCGGCTACTCGCCTAAACATTTGATCTGAGTTTTCAACAGGTTCGTTTTCATCGTTCTTTAAATAGTATCGTTTCTTTGCGACGAGTTCAGCTTGAGATGCAAGAGTGACCATTCGTTCCCCCTTAGGTTTTACTTACGGAATCCACAGTATAGGCATAGTCCCCGTTCTGGTATCCATACACTAGGGCCGCAGTTGGTATCCTGACAATCGGGATTTAACGGTCTGGGGGCAGAATCGGAATCGGAGTTAGTTTTATTATACCCTAAAAGCTTCGCCTGTACAGCCTTTGCAGGGGTGTTTTCTGCATCATTCGATGCGGAGTCCAAATCCTGTAAAATGTCTTGAACATTCCCTACAGTTTGGACTTGATATCGAGAAGACTCGTAACATGCTTGTAGCGCCATGGCGATTGAAAAGAAGGCGTCCCCGTGCCCCATAGGGGTCTCTGCGGCTTTCAGTTCGTTGTTTACTGACAGTATCTGAGAGGTTTGACGTTCATCAGCTAAAAATTTCGTGTTACCTTCATGTACATAAGTTTCAAAAATCTGTGCCATAGTCATCTTGCTCTTTGCTGTGAAGTGCATGGGCCACCACGCAGTGTCTAAGCCTCTGTCTTCTAGCTCACCTCTCGTGTTATCTATGTAGCCTTTGTTAAGCTTGAAATTTTTAGACACTAGATTTAGGAACTCTATTTGGGCAGTGTAATCCCACCCGTCTAGCCATGTCTGATGTATCTGTTCGATATTGTCCCCGCTCTTCTTGAAAATCACTAGATGAGACGGGTGCCTCTTTTTACCTACGTCGAAACCAGCATATATCATATCCCCATCCTTGAAATGGTGGTCGTGGTTTGATGGGTAATTTCGTAGACCGTAATCTAAATTTTTAGCGATGTCTTCTTCTGAGAAATAGGACTCTTGACTAAGGAAAGGTTTTAGTAGGAACTCTGAAGCAAAGGATTTAGGTTTCGCTCTCTGCTGCTCAAGTAACCAGTCCTCATCGTAAACTTCAGGCATTAGAACTCGTCTGTCAGGCACTGGGTCTAGTGCAGGTAATTTTCGAAGTACGAACCGTGAATCTGTTTCCAGCTTCTCTAGAATATCACCGGGTAACATAGGGGTCCCCATAACAACTACTGGGACTCCTTGATTTGGTATAAACATAGATTCAGTCATGAAGTGATCTTCAATCTTGTTTATCTGTGATAGGTTAAGCGGGTTCTCAGGGTCTTTTAGAATGTCGTCCGCTATTAAGGCACCGTTCACATGCATACCTCTTTTAAACGAGAATAGCCCCCCATGCTGAATCTCTAAAGCGCTCCCGTTATTATTACTACGGTACCTGAACGTGTAATCTGCTTTAGGCGTTTGGTTGCGTATCCACTTAGAGAGCAGTGGATTTCTAGCAACTTCCTTGTTTATCTCACTGATATGATACTTAGCCATTGTATCACTATAGGATAAGTATAGAATACTAGTGTCTGTTTTAGCTTTAAGGAGCGTCCACACTGCAAACGAGTGACCTAAAATAGTACTCTTGAAATGAGCACGGGGTAGGATTGCAGCGTAGTTCGACCCCTTGGTTATAGTCCCCTCTAACTCTTCACATAAAAGCTTGACATGCCATACGTTGAATAGCTCAGGTTTTTCAAAGCTCAGGCTCCAAACATCACGGGTGAACTCAAAGAACGTGCCAATAGACACTTTCTCACTATTTTCAATCCCTGAAGAAAGAACATCGAATGCTTCCCTAAGAGTTACTACTTCTGCTGGCATTTTGCTCCTCTGTAGATACTAACAGTTTTAATTTAACGGCTACGGTTGCCAATAAGTCGGCATCGTCAATCTCGTCTACCAACACCCTCATAACCTCCTGAACAAACTGGAGGTTTATAAGCCCTTCTAGAACTCGACGCTCACCTTGGATACCCACATCGGCTGCTCTTACTGCGTCCAACGCCCTAGTAAAATTCAAGTTACCTAACTCATTCGCTGCCTTTACACGGATATCCTGATAAATTTTCAGTTGTTCATCTTGTAATTTGAATACTTTAGAAGCTTCGCTCTCAACTATTTTTTCATCAGCTTTTACAGCTACTTGAGTACGTTTAGCGTCCCAATCAAACTTCCTCGCCCAAGCATAGATAGTGGGCGGGCGGACACTGACGTTATAATTAATAGTGAGATGTTCGGCTATCTCTCTAGCACTCAGACTGTTGGCTATATAAAGTTCCATACCTTTAAGTCTAACCGCTACCGGTATATTTTTAGGCATTGCTACTCCTTACTCGTCAGGGTACTCGGCTGTACCATAATGAAATGCTGCATGTTCAGGATTTTGGGAGTCTATATTCCCTCCGTAAGGGGTTCCGTCAGACTGTATCAGCTTGCTGAAATCCATGTGGTCAGTCTTATTAGTTGCTGCGTTATAACATGCAGGTACTTTAAACTTAGCCCCGCTAGAAAAGAACGACTTAAAGTCTACCCCGATCTCATCCCTAGTGCACAACCCCACCCAAACATTCTCTTTTTCAACAATGGGTTTGTAGCTGGTGTTGTTTCTAAGGGCTCCGGTGGTTCTTTGGGTATTCTCGAACTGTTTATTGTGAGCGCAAGCATAGTATTTACACCAAATCACTGTACCCTGCTGCTCTTTCAAGTCTTCCAGCGTAGTTCCTTCAGGAAACCTGTCTTCATAAACTACAGGCTTATCCTCCTGAGGCCCACCCTTGGAGACGTACATTTTAAACTTATCAACCATTTCTTTTCCTCCACAATGCTATACAAGCAGCATCAGCATAATCTTGTTCGGGGAATACGTCCCCCCATTTAGAAATAGCAAATGCCAATATGTCACTTTTCTTAGCGTTACCCTTACCCACAATTATTTTTTTCCACACTCTATTATCCACAGGAGCAGACGGAGTACCCGACCTATGCAGTTGTAACTTAACACCCGCTACTACCGACGCAATAGCTATTGTGGCTTTCGCATTTTGGATATATATAGCGGACTCTATCGCTGCTGTGCTTATATCTATTATACCCGGATACGCTTCAAAAGCGTCGAACATCTCATAAAATCGAACTTCATAGTCCTTGTCGCTGCTTGCAAACTTCTCCATACCCAACAAATTCTCATCTGTGTCCAAAAGGACTAAGTGGATAGCTTTAGAGGAGCAGTCGAAACCCGCTATCATTCTGAATCCTTATAGGCTTGAGTTCGGAGAGAGACAATTCTGGAAACTGTTGCGAATGCTGAAGTGTATAGTTTTAGTTGTCCTAGTAGTCTAGTATACAAAGTTGAAACATCTATTATGTCCCTCCTCAAGTTGGCAAGCGATTCTCTGGTTAGCATAACTTCCCCCCGTAATTGCTCTTTGGTAGGTTTGCGTGACCCTTTCCCGATATGTTCTTCCGCAACCTGATACATAGCTATATTATAAGCTTCATCAAACTGGGCTTCCATAGCTCCTTTGCGAGCTTCTATGTCCGCAACGTGCTGTTCTAGTAAACTTTTGTACCCGCCGTATATCCCTAAGTACTCTTCTAGTTTGAGTATAGAAGCGTGTATAACATCTGAGAATTTCAGGTCTGTATCCGGTGTATCCAAAGACATGCCAAATGTGGGGACACCTAGACCGGTTAGATAATTCTCTGCAAGGTCTGTCGCATTGCTATAGCTCCAGCGTTTTTTCATACCTCCACCTTCCTGCAATCACACCAATTGTTACCAGTGCATTCTTCTGGGGGCGCTTTCAGGGACATTATACGATTGCACCTATCTTGTAGCTCTTTCCAGAGTTTCTCGTCTTTGTCAAGCTTAAAGCATTTCCAAGCCTGCGTGTTTTTATTTTCATACAGTATGTATCCATGCTTGTAGTTCCCCATGTTTAAGTAAAGCTGGAGTTGTACTAAGTGTTCAGGTTTAGGGCCTTTTAGTTTTTTATAGTCTTCCTGTTTGATAGTTTTCAACTCTACTGGGACAGGATCATCTGGGAATACTATAAAGTCTATCCTACCTGATATGGGTGGGTCTTGAGTTTTGATGGGGAGTTCCCTAGACACCAGAATTTTTACATTGTCTAGGTACCGCTCGAACCTCTCTTCAAACGCCCCGCCCACATCAAAAATTCGTTGTATTCTAGGTGGGATGGTACTGCCTAGTAACATACCGTTGTACGCCATATACATATACCTGTCACACTTGTTCCCCAATGCTGATGGGTAGAACACTCCTATTCTTGGGGGAGAGTTTTCACTCCCTAGCCCCTCCTCTATAAGAGAGGGTAGCCCTAGTTCAACCTTGACAGCGGGGGCTACTATGCTATTTGATTTTGATATCTGTTTAATTCCTGACATAATCTTTCCTTAATGTCTTGCAACGTTTTCTCTCTAAAGTGCCACACTTCCGCTATGCCCATGTCTATCAAGTCCTGATCTCTCCGAGCGTCTCGTTTAGCAAGATGACCGAAAGGCCCGTCCGCCTCCACTACCACATCTAACTCTGTGAGGAGAAAGTCCACCTCATACTGCCCAAATTTAGCTTGTTCAACATAACGTAGACCTAGCTCCTCTATACACCTCTGTACAAGTTTCTCTTGTTTAGTCCCGTTTCTGTATGGCACTTACCAACCTCTGCATATTATCAGGGTTTGCAGCAGCTACTAATCTAAGATTGTCGAAACCCTGTATGGTCTCTTCTCCAAAGAAGTCGCTTGTGTACCACGCACCGCTTTTGTTTATGAGACCTACTTCCAAAGCTTCCCTCAGGTAAGTCTCGGTTATATCTATGCCGCCCTCAACTCTGAACGGAGTCTCGACCTGTTCCCACCGAGTGCCTCCGAACTTGTCTTTTTGTAGGGATGTAATAATATTGAAACCTAACCGCTTCCCTTTAGGGTCTTTAATGTATTCCCCTCTACGTGTCTCTAGTACCCCGTGTGCAAAGAATTGTTGACCTTTCCCGCCCGGCATGGTCTCTATCGCCGCTACGGGCCCCATAGACCCACGCACTTGGTTTATAACAACAAGGGCAGAGCCGTGCCTTAGTAGTGGGAGAAGTCGAATCAAGGCTTGGTTCCAAGACCTTGACTGCCACGCCATAGGGCTGTAGCTAAACATATCCTTCTGTTTCAGAATCTCACTTGGAATAAGCCCTGCAACACTGTCAAGTACTACCAAGTCTACCCCGCTCTTCATACCCGCAGCCATAGCATTGTAAGCATCCTCAGCATTTTCAGGTATCTTTAGAAGGATTCTATTGGTGTCGAGGCCGCAAGCAGTCATCCAGTCGCTGT